TTACCATTGGTGTCGGATACAAGAGCATAGCCATCAACAGTGGCATCGGCAGCAGGTAGAGTCCATGTAATATTGCTTGATACACTTGCTGGTGCTCTAAAACTTACATAATTACTTCCGTTTGCGGTAGCTTCGCTAAATCTCAGTGAATTTTGCTTCTGGAGCGTTAAGCCGTTAGCATCAAATAACATTTGCTCTTCATTAGCAGAAGCAAAGGCCATTATATCTGAGGATTTTCTAAATAATCCTAAGTTTTGATCGCCATCAAAACATAATGCAGGTGCAGTTTTATCGGTAGTGTCATCAAGTAATAATTGACCTGTCATTGGTGCTACAGAATTATCAGGATTTTTTCCTGATCTTGGTAGAAGACCTAAATTGACTTGATTTATATTTCCAACTTCTGTAAAACCATTACTAGAATTTACTATCTTTAGATCATTTGTATCACTTCTAAGAAACCACATTCCTGTCGCACGTTGGCCAGTAGTTATATCTTCGTCTTTTGAATTACTTGATTGCAATGCTTTCAAACACCGTTCTATGTCTTGTCTTACAGACTGACCAGAAGCATTGTCAATAGTAAAATCTGTTACATCACTCATAACTAATTACTTTTTGCCTCCATTCTACCCTCCTTTGCCAAAACCAACAGCACTGTAGGTAAAATCTCTGCTTATATTAGCACCACTTGAGTTTTTGAAGTGAACTATAAATTGAGTCCCAGATATGTTGCTGTCATCTAACTCATAAAAATCTCCTGTTGCCATGTTTTGAGGAGAAATACTAACGGAAGGTTTTGGAATACCTGTAATGCTAGACGTACCAACAAAAAATGGTGCTGCAAACGTAACTGTTTTTGCTCCCAATCCAGATGTAATCTTGCTCGATTGTTCAGTTCTTGATGGCATTTCTGCTGAGTAACCTAATTGCTGCACTAACATATTTTGAGCAGGATCACTGGTCTCTAATGTTGTCTGGAATTGAAAGGCTCTTCCTTTAAATGTTCCATTCGCAAAAGTATTAAAATCTATACTACTAAAATCTGAATTTGCGTATGACGAGCCACTTGGGGCGGCAGTCGTTGTTCTTACCGCTAACTTAGCATTTGCACTATCAGCAGCATCTCCATCCCAATCAGGCCAATCATTTACTAAACCTGTTCTATTATCAAACAAATTTGAAGGATAATAACCAGCACCCTGGAAATGCCTTTTTAACACAAGAGAAAAAGTGCCTTCAAGATCAAGAATATCTGCAAAAGTATATGTTCCAGTTGCTTTAGTAGCAGGACTTGTAATCGAAATATTACTTAAAATTAACCCACCTTTAGTTGAATCATATTGAGTGTTGCTAAATAGACTACTTGTTCCACTACTAAACGGAGGGGTATCGGTATCTTCTCTATCCGTTTTAACAGTAATAGAATCAAGGATCTCAACGAGGGATAAATTTACACTAGCTGCTGTCGCACTAAATCTACCCCCGTCATCTTGAAACTTAAGAATATACGTTCCAGCTAATGCAGGGACAATCGCTTCAGTTGCATTTCCAGCTACAGCTTGAATAACATCCTGTGCTGATTGGAAGGTAGCGGAGTTTCCTGTTAAGTTGGTATGTCTTATATATACTCGACCACCATGCAATACATCTGCATTGGTTGATTGGTCAAATCTTAATCTTACAAACTGTTCATTTATTGGTTCAATCGTTAAATTACTTACATCATCTGGAAGACCTGATTTACCTTCAGTAGATATTCGACCCTCTAATGCAGAACTTGATATTATTAATGATGGGTTGTAAGAGAATACTCGAATATCATAAAAGCCTTCCTTAGTATCCATTATTTCAAAGTCTGTTCCAAACACAATTTGTGTCACAAAATTATCTGTAGCTCCTCCTCCTGCATCAAAACGGTAACTTAACTGATATTGGCTTACTCCTTGTGGCTGTTCAAGGGGTGTTCCATCACTTGCGATTACAGTTTGAGTAGGTTCTTTCCAAGAAAGTATTAATTTACTTCGTGCTACCCCATTTATAACAACTGTTTTTTCTTGACTTTTTAAAGTTGTTGGAGCGTTAACAGGTGCATTTAAAAGAGATATTTTTCTCTCAGGTAAGGCAGTACCATTTTCAATAAAAGCATACTTACCCTCAACATAAGATAAAGCTGAAATTACATAGTTAATATCGTCTTGTTCTTCTACTTGAATTACTCTAAATAGTTGAGTTTGTAAAGTTGTACTTGATATTAGATAAGGAGCGTTTGTAGGAGGTGCTAGAGAAAAAGCAGAACTTACTGTTAAAACTGCTCCCGTAATATCAGATATAGTTCTTGATTCAACCGATCCATCAGACAAAACAACGCTAATTGTTGGTGCATCATTTAATGCAGGTAAAGTTGTTTGAGCTTCTGCATCAATAGTTATAGTTGTAGTGGTTGCAGACACAACACGACCACCTCTTCTGGCTCCTGCTCTTACTGGATCGTTTATTTCAATAACAGAACCAGGTCTGACTACAATTCCTGAGTCTATAGATGTCGAGAAAGTAACAGTCTCACTTTCATTTTGTTCAGCAAAAAGTATTGCACGACCTAATCTTGCAGCTTGATTACGGGAAGTACAGGCAAATGCTTTTACTTGTTTTACTACCGTTCCAAGTTTTGATATTGCCGTTGCATCTTCTACTACTTCAAAGTCCACTTCTTTTGAATCCATATTGAAGTAACTGACAGAAACAACAGAGTGACGTTGTTTTAAACTGCTACCTTGATATGCAAATCCTTCTTGGCCGACATTAGCTAAGTTGAATAGATAACTCGCTGTAGTTGGCTTATCTTGAGATATGGTTACAGAACCAGCAGACCATATTGGCATACATCTCATAACACCAGATAACTCATTTATTGCTGCAAATGCTTCTTTAGGACTTTGAATATTTACATTGCAACTAAATCTAGCTTCTTTTGTACCTGATTCATCTCCAGCATCCACTAACTCGTTAGCATACTTACTTGCAGCTACAAAACTAAATAAATCTAAATTACTGTCTGTAACATGATCTCCCAGACCATACCTAGTGTTTGTAAGCAAATCAAGTAAGCACATTGCAGGGCAATTTGTATAGACAGCCGCACCCATAACACCATTAAATATGTAACCATCTGGATAAACTATTCTGCCTGTTGCTATATCAACAGTAGGAGTACCAGAACTAGATGCACCTGCTCCTGGTATTCTTACCTTTACACCTCTAATTCGATACTTTCTAGTTGGAACACGATTAAATTGTTTACTATCTAAACGAAGAGCAACATAAGCACTATTTGGATAAGTTGAACTGTTATCAATAACTTCTTGAAAACTTACAAAATCAAAAGAATTTTGTCTTTGTGTGTCTGTACTCTCTGGAGTAATACGCACAACTCTTATATCTACAGTGGTAAATCCGCTTGTTAAATCTATTCTGTGATCTCTAGAATAAGCATCAGCAGTTCTACCACTGACAATTGCTCCAACTTTAGTAACATATCCTCCCGAATCATGCTGAATTTGGATTGCGTACTGAACGGTATCTCCTCTAATATCTCCATCATCTTCTAGAAGTTGAATTTGAGGCCAAGTTAAAGTCACAATAACAGCGTCTACATCTGTGTTTGTAATTTGCCTAGTTACGACACCACTCAAGCCAGTAGTTTGAGCAGTCCATGTAACTCCACCATCAGTTATTGTCTGTCCAACAGTTGCCGTTGCAAAAGCAGCAGGTTCAGTAGTTCCAGCTTGTCCTGCAACTGTACACTTAAATGAAATCTCAGGTGTTGTACTTACATTAAGACTGCTGGTTACTATTTGATTAACTGTATAGTTTGTTCCAGTTACAGTTGTTGTTGTTGAACCGTCAGAATCTTCAGTTGTTGTACTAACAGTTGTCCAAGCAGTAGCTAAATCATTATTTTCAACTGTAACTCCAACAGCAGTAGGTGATCTGCTTTCATCAATATTTGGAATACCACTCATTGCGGTTTGGTTGGAGGTTCCAAATTTGGATTTAAAAGTTACATCTTGAAAATTAAAGTCCGCCTGATTAGGACTAGCACTTGTAGCAGTTGACTGAAGTATTGGCGTGTCATCAAGAAATACATCTTTTAAACTTGCGTTCTCATATGCTGTAGTCCCTTTAGTAAGACCTTCTTTGGAAGCACTTGCAAAACCCTCTATCTCGCCCTCAGATATTAAATCTTGAACAGTAACAAACTGTCTACTATGTAAAGTATCAGGAGCACGATATGGGGGTGGGGGTGGTTTTGGTCGGCTTCCTGCTCCTCTAATAAGTTTAGTTTCGTCTGTCATGCCTCCACCTGGTTAGTGTCAATTGCTGCACTTATTACAACACTTCCTGTAAATATTTCACCATAAACTATTGGTACAGGAGTACCTGCTCTTGATGTATTTTGAACCCCACTAAAACTAAAAGATAATTGTGGATCTTCTTCTGAATTAAACTTTTGAGGCTCAGGTAATGGAAATAATAAATCAGAGACACCTGACAATATTAAAGAAGCACCAAGATATACAGCAGCTTTACCTAAAAAGGTACCAGTAAGTCCTGTAATTGCACCTGCATTAGCTAAAGGAACTTGTGCAAAGGTAAAACTTACACCACCAGTGGCAAAAGCAAGCCCAATTAAAGCTGCACCTAGTAAAACCTTTCCAAATCCTCTTCCAGCACCACTTATAGCTGGAATGAAATGTATGTCTTCTTGTCCTATAGGATAAGCTAATTCATTCTCATCAATCTCATAATTACCAACTTTTACTTGATAATATTTTGGACTCATAAAACGCTCTACTTCTGGAAAATTATGTATTAAAAAACTAACAGCCTTACCTACAGTATTTAATTCCACCTCAAACTCTTTATGACCAACGAATTTAGCCAGTTCTCCATATAGTTTTACTTTACGAAGCATAGCGATACCTCTTTCCCGTACATTTTAGCAACCATTCAGAGTAAGGCTCTCTACAAGACAGTCTATCGGTTAAATGGTGAATAACATCTCCTTCAAAAAATAATGCTACATGATTTAAAGTTGGATGCAAAATACTCATAAGTAATACATCTCCATCTTGTAATCTTTCATCTGGTCTAAGCTCTCTAAAACCTGTTCTCCACGCACAACTTTCAAATAATGGATTATCCATAAATTCTTCTGGGGTTGTAGGTCTGTTCCAATCCTTTAATTCGATATTCTTTTCTTCTTTATACCAATCTCTAACTAAACTCCAACAGTCTGTTATACCCCATACCCATTGACGGCCCAATAATGGAGGTTTATATCCGCATGGTTCTAAATACGCCCATTGCTGAGTTTTTGGGTTAACAATATGCCATGGTAACTTACTATTCTCACAACCAATTCTGTCTGCTTGACTAGGAGCAGGTGGTGTTATCGGATGACTATGAACTACACCTACAATTTCACCTGTATTGTCTGCTTTTACATAATCTTCTGGGTCGATAATAAAACATTGATGATCTGTGATTGAAAGGTTACGGCAAGGATAATATCTTTCCTTACCCTTTACATTTAGCAATAGACCACAACATTCTCTCGGATCTTCTCGTTGTGCATGAAGTAGTGCTTTATATTTCCAGGTCATCCTACAAACGTACCAATAGAAGGGAATAGGGATCTAGTTGCCTGGCGTTTTGGTATGCGTACTCCAGCAAGGTCGGTGGGAGCAGCAAGTTCAAATTCAACTACCTCTCTAGTTTCTGTAGATTTACGATCAATCGAATAAACTTCTCTAGGAAATTCTGCTGAAGGGTCTGCTGTAGTATTTATTCCATCAGCAAAATTAACAGCGTCAATAAATTTAGCTAGAGTTCTAATTCGTGTAACTTTTGCACCCGTTAGATCATTACCAGTTGTGGCTTTATTTACGGATAAAAGTATTGATGATATTAGTCCTGTGGCATTACTAACGGCAATTTTAGGTCTAGGTAGCTGTCCCTTTTGAAAAGCAAATCCAGATGCTTGTACAGGAAATTTAAGATAAGCATTCCCATCCCAAACTATCTGACCATTAGCACTTAAATTACTGCCAGCGTGAAAACGATATATGTCAATATTTTGAGCAGTCCATGTGACCTGGTTATCAGGAATAGTTGATCCACCTACAGAAGCAGAGGCAAACCCACCAGGTTCAGATCCACCGCTTGTACCTGCTACAGTACATCTAAAAACAATAGTTTTAATTGTAGTACCGCTTACCACATCACCAACTTCATAATCTCTATTTTGTTCCCACGCAGCATAGTGCAATGCGTAATCTAATGATAAAGTAAATAATTCAATAATTGCAGAGGGATTTATAGACTGTAAGTCTGCAAATGTACTACTAAAAGAAACATATTGAACACTATTATCATAAACTGTCTGTCCTATAACACTTGCCCAATTAGGTTCGCTAGAACCAGTAGTACCTGCTGTGGTTACCTTAAAAAATAATCCGTTATTAGCAGAAGTAGGTGCAACTATCGCACCCAAAGATAAACTAGCACCAGCAGACCAAATAGTAGTCATTATTAACTCGGTTCAAATACTTGTCTAAAGGTTGCTTGAATCGTAGCTCTATTTTTAAATGGTATCGACTTGTTCCATCCTTCGCAAACAAATTTAAAGTTTGAAGCCGTTTCTCCAGGTAAATGTTCAGCAGGAAAGTCAAAACTATCACTATCATTTGCTCTAGCATCTAAAAATGTTTCTATCTCGTCTGCTTCTGTTTCTGATACGTCATAGGTAAAATTAAATACTTTAGGGTTCTGATGTTGAGCTAATCCAAATAAAATTCTATGTTCATAACCATCAGCGAAACGAACAGTACGAGTTAATGGTGCGGATCTTTTCTGCTGTCCGTATTTAGGTTTTATTGAGGGAAATGTAGGCATTATGCAAGTAATCCTCCTGGTCTTTTTTGTTGTATCAATTCAGATTGTATCGCAGCAGAAATCATTTGCCCAAGTGCTCTCCCTCTATCTTCATCTCCTTCTACGTTAGAACCAGAAGCATCTACATTAACAACTATATTGGTTGAACCACCTAATTCATGGTTCGGTGTAATATTGCCACTTACCCCTGGGCTAAATAACTCTGGCCCTCGTTCTCCTACTATATATGGCTTGCCACCTGTAACTCGCCCTCCTTCTGCCATAGGAGATGGCATCTGAACATTAAACATATTCTGAAACAAGCCTAAGAAAGATTTTTGAATACCAGCAGCCATAACTTGTGCAGCAAGATCCAAGAAGTAATCACCAATTCTGTTCAACATATTTCTGAAGGCATCGGTAACTGTCATTGTTCCTTTAACAATTCCTTTAAAAGATTCTGCAAAGCTATCTTTTAATTCCTTACTTACATCAAGAACGACCCGTGTTGCTCTTGATAATTTTTCTATTTCATCTGCAGGTGCTTTAAATTCTTCAAACTCTTGTAATTGAAGAGTGTATTCTCTTGCAAACTCAACAAGTTTTTCTGATCTATCAACGGCTTCGTCAAGAGGATTTAAAAAATTAAAAAAGTCTCTACGGAATATTTCTTCAACCTCTTTTGAAAATTTAAAAGTACCACCACCACTACCATAGTTTCTTGCAAGTTCTTGATAAGTTTTTATATCAGAAAGGTCTTTCCTAAGATTCTCTTGCAACAACTTCGCTAAGTCACTATCTGGATTAAGTTGACTTATAAATTGTTCAAAATTTCTATTAACAACCTTTTCATATCGTTCACCTCCAATTTTTTCATTAAGTTCTAAGTCCTCTAAAAGTCGCTTTCTATTAGCCTTTGCAATTTCTCTTGTTAACCTTAGTTGAACTTCAAGACTTGTTTCGCTTTTTAGATTTGCTATTAATTCATCTGCTTTTGTCTGTCCAATAATATCTCTAGCTTTTACTATTTCATTTATTAATTTTTGATTGTCAGTCGCACCAGAAACTGCGTCAAACAACTTTAGTCCATCTTTACCGAAAACATCTAATAAAGCATTTACATCTAGTTCGTTTTCAAATCGAGGAACAAAACTATCTATTAATTGTGTCGCTTCCTCTTTGGTTATATTAAATTGTTTAGCTAACTCCTTTACTTCTTGTCTTGAAAAATTTGCGGTGCTACCAACAGCCAATAATTGATTATTTACTAATTTTAATTCTTTTCTAAACTTTATTGCATCTTCGATTTGAGCAGCAGCAGCAGTAGCAGCAATAGAAAGAGCAAAACCCCCACCTGGTGCTAATGCTCCACCGATTGCACCTGCAGCACCACCCATGATTGCACTAAGACCACCAGCTCCAAATAAGAAAGGAAAACCACCACCAATCAATGCACTACCAACACCACCTTTTAATCTACCTGCTGCACCACCAGGCATAGCAAATGGACCAGTAGATTTTGCATTTTTACCAAAACCCATTCTGTTAAAAAATGGTGCTTGTTGTGGTCCTATTCTTCCACCTGGCACTCCAAACTGATTTGAAATTGCTTCAAAATTAGACCTAGTTGCTTGTTGAGTTAATACCTGTGCTGTTTTTGTGGTTTGCTTTACGTTTGCTTTCACACCATCAGCAATTTTATCAGCAACTTTACTAAAAGCTAAAAAACCTCCTTGAGAATTATTTAATATTTGTGCAGGCCCTATCCTTCCTCCAGTTTGCCCATAATCTCCGACAACAGCAGGACGACCAGGATTAACATTTGTAAACCTAAGTGCTCTATTTTGACGTATATTTTCTTTGATCTGTTGTTTTCTTTGTTGCTTAAGTTGAAACAGAGGATCTGATTCCATTCTCAACTTATTTAATAACTTTTCTTTTTCTTTTAATTGATGATTATGTTCTTTTTCTACATTTACTAATGCCCTTGCTGCTCTTTTAAAACTGTCAGTACCATATGCAGCTTTATCTAATAAGCCCTTTGCTCTTGAAAGTTGTTTATTTAATTTATTAAATGTAGCAACTGCTATTCCATTACCTTCACTAGCTGCTTTATTAAATCTAACTTGAGCTTCTCCAACTGCTTTTAACTCCTTACGGAGTTGCATTAACTTATTAGAATTTTTAAGAGCTATATTCAGATTTACGTCATAACCTGCTGCCACTTTTCTATCTAAATAATAAAATTATTTCTATTCTACCTTCTTCTACCTTTTAAAGCACTACTTTTTTGTGCTTGTTCTTGTTGTTTCTTATATTCATCATTTTCAATCTCTGCATAAGCAGCCCAACCTATCATCTCTTCGATAGTAAGAGTCTCACATAATTCAGCTACAGTTTTATGTAACTGTTTTGCTAAACCATATATAAACTGCCAATCTTTATTTGCTTTTTAAATCGGCTTTAGCCTCTTTAACCTCCTTATCAGTTCCCACTGTAATCATCGCTATCTGTATCTCTTCAAGAATTGATGCTGAAACTTCTCTTCTTAATGAAGCCTTATCTCCATCTTGAAAAAGTCTTTTACCTTCTTCGTCTAATGCTTTTTCAATCATCATCTGCAAAGCATAATCATTAGTATCATCTGTGCCTGTTTTTTTAGAAATAGCTTCTCTCTCTGCAATAGTCAAAGGGTGCCAATATACACTTAATTGAACTACTCCATCTTTTACTACATCATGTTTATAAAGTTGAGAAACTCCAAATTTGTTCCTTAAAAGGTCAACTGCTCTAGTCATAAAATAAGTACTGCTACTTTATTATACTAGGCATTAGCTGAGAATTGGCAAGATATTATTCCAACAAAATGACTTCTATCCTCTATTTCAAGCATCGTAGGACCATTTATATCCTGTACTCTTGGTTTTACACTAAAAGTATCTGTATATCCCGAAGCGTTTACAGAAGTTAAACCATCAATCACTGCCTCTGCTATCTCTGATAACTGACTTGTGCCCTTACTTTTTGGCACATATATATTACATTGAATAACACCAGAATAAAAATCTGAAGATGCACCTTGATTTTGAATCGTAGCTTGATTGTAATTTATTAACATTACTACATACTTCTTAGTTTTACCCGATTTTGTAAAAGTAACATTGTCATAAACCATAGAAATAGTAGGATCTACGTCTGCTACCGCATCTGTTACTGCCTTTTCAAATGCTGCTCTTGTTTTAACTAAAGTCATTAATACTCCTTAAAGTTAATTTCAGAATAACCTACTCCACCAGTTCCTCTAGGAGATAATCCTTGTGTTTGTTTGGATGCTACAAATAATTTACCTTTCTTCTCTGTCATTGTTTCTCTAATAATTTTACCTAAACGTCCTTGTATAAAATTTTGAATTTTTCCTCCTTCTAAAGCATAAGCAGCATATTTAACAGTATTTCCAATATAAACAGGTCTTTTTATATTGTATTGCTTATTTATTTCATGTCTTTTTTGAATTTTAGGAGTATGTGAAAAAGGTCTATTTTGAAAGAAAGCAGCAGTTTCTTCTCTTTTCATACTAGCCCAAGGTTGATGATCTAAAATATCATCTGTTGCAGCAACAGCTTTTGTATCAACCTTCCAGCTAGATGCAAAAAATCCTGTTCTTACAGGGCTATGAGTTTTTGTTGATAAACTATTATATGCTTTTCTAATAACAGTATTAAAGTCTCGATTCATTTGAGCTTCAATATCACCAACTGGATCACTTTTTGATAAGTCTTTATTAGCCATCAGAATCGCACCAAGATTGTAAATAGATAAACCTGTCCACCTCTTCTCGTATCAATATCATAAATCTGTGCTGTTCTTGTTTCTCCCGCATATGCCAGTTGAATCTCGTCATCGAAATCTACTTGATTATCACCAATCAAATCGGGAGTGATATATAGCTTTGCTTGTCTTATTTCTCTACCTTCATCATCTTCAGACTTAATAAACTCAATCGGTACTTTTATATCTGAATAAGTTGTATCTACAGTAACTTGCTCTCCTGTTTCTACGTTATAACTTGAAACTCCTTTTTTTACATAAGTAATAGTTGTATCGAGAGAATCTCCTAAAGTCGCAACTATATCTTTTGCAACGCTTTTTAATAATGAGTCAAGCTGTCCTGCCATTATCCTCTAACTACCCTCATTTGAAAACTACCAGCTCCACCAAGTATATAAGCACCTAAATAACTTTGTAGCCATGGGTAAACATCAAGAATATTATTTATAGATCCTGTTCCTTGACTATCAGTATTGTATTTCACTTCAATATCTCCTAGTTTTACTTCAGAAAAATTACCATCTTTACCTGTAGTACCTGTAATAGCACCAGTATCATTTGCCAATGCTCTAGCTAATTCATACTGTGCATATTTAATATTTAAGGGAATTGCAGAACACGCTAATTCAACGCCATCAACTTGATAATTATTTCTTGGAAACTTCAATGCCTGACCATCATCACATCTGTCCCCATAAAATACAAAACTATCAATCCATCTAGTTGCTGATATTAATGCCCGATTCTTCTGATCATCTGTTTTATTAGTCCAAGTACTCGAATCTGGTACGGTTTCAAAATAAGTATTAGCTTCTGTCAAAGTGACATAGCTATTAGCATTAGCATCTTTTATAGTTGCATTTATAGTGGCTGCCACGATAAGAAAGTAATTTTAGTTTTATTGTAGCGTAAAGAAAAAACCCCACCAATAATTGATGAGGCTTTTTACTACTTTGCTACTTAATA